TGTCCACCATTCTTCCAGTTTTTAATTGTCTTGTATTTATTAACCATTACATCTGCATCTCCTAAAAGTGAAGGGTTGTTTTCAACAAGTCTTCTAAATTCAGGTGTATTAAATTCTTCAAATGGTAACTTTTGTCCTTGAAACTTTATATAAGGCATTTGTAAATTTGATCCTGTATATTTATTAAGAGTCTCATACGTTCTTTCAAGTTTTGGAAATTGCTCAATTGTTTCATCATACCAAGCAAGAGGACTAAATCCTTCAGCACGAGTAATCTTATTTAAAGTACCCATGTACTCATTTGGCTCAAGTTGTATTCTACCTGGTTGACCACTAGTTAATTTAGCAATACGTGTATTTAACAATGGCTGAGAGTGAACGCTTGTGCTTATTGGTGATATACGTGCTTGTTTAGGCAAATGACTAAATACTATATTCATTTGCTTAGAGCTACTATTAGGGTCTCTATTAAAGAAACTTATATCATTTACATCAACATATGGATCTCCTGCGTCTTGTGAAGTTTTAACTTCTACATAATTCATAGACTTATCTTTGTCTACTATTTTATATCTTCTGTCTATTGAATTATTTATAGGTGATATATCTATATCTTCATATATATTATGTCCTTCAGGATGTGCTGTTCTAAACTTACCTGCATCACTACCTTCACCAATGCGAAAGTTTTCAGGACTCCATTGTTTTTCAGTGGGTCCAGTTCTTGCTTCTGGAGGACGTGGCACAGAACCTGGTCCTCCTCTTAGTTGAGATAAAGATCTCATAGGACGTCCCTCACGAAGATATTGTGCATCTTGTGCAATAATGTCATCTGAAATACCAGAAGTTCTTAATGCCTCCATTCTTCTATTTAACCTTTCATAAGTTAACGTTGGGTTATTAGGATGTACTATAGATCTTGGATTAGTAGCGTCAACAGGAAAATTAGTTTCTCTTCTTATATCATTCATTGCTGCTTGCTGTGCTGATTCTGCTTGAGAATCAACTCTTCTAGCTGATGGATATTCCATTAATTCAGCATATGATGGACCAGGGTCTACTTGTTGTATTCTCTCAAATCTATCTAACGCAGTCATATCCTCAGGGGTTCCTGTAGACTGACGACTAACTCTAGGGGCATATCTTTCAGCCTCACGTGCATTCATCATAGCAAGTTCTTCATCTGTAGGAAACTGATAAGGAGCTCTTGTGCTTTGACTTCCTCGTGACACTGCTTCTGAAAGTCTTTGTTGACGTATGAGATCTAATTGTTGTTGAGATCTTTCTGCAGCAGTTGCTGATTCAAGACTTCTTGTAGAACTACCTAATCTTGGACCTGCAGTTTGTACATTATAACCAAGACGATCTACTGCTCCTTGAGACCAACGCTGAGCTTTCATAACATCTCCTAATGGATCAACTCCTAACGCACCTAATCCTGCAGTCATAGCTAATGTTGCAGCAGCACCACCAATATCTCTTCTAGCTACAGATTCTCCAAGTTGATCTGTTAAAGATCCAACTACGTAAGCTGGGTTTACATACTCATCAAACATTTCTCCCACTCCACCAACACTGCTAGGAAATAGTCTAAGTTTATCTGCTGTATGCCAGCTACCAGGAGTGCTTAGATCCCCCTTTGTATTTTTATTAGCTTGTCTTTCAGCTACTATCTTCTTATCACGTTCTTCTGTCTTTTTCTGGTTTTCTTTGTTTATCCTAGCATTTTCTTCTTGTTCTTTCTTTGTAAGAGGTCTTACAGCAGGAGCCACTCGTGTAGCATCTGAACGCATCTTCTCTGGCTCAAAGTTTATTAACAAACCATCTTGTGCAGAAGCTTTTGTCTTCTTAGCATATTTACCATTACTAGGAGCAGGACTTTGTGTACGTGCGTATGTGAATCCTACAGCACCTGGTAAAGCACCACCCATTGCAAACTGTCCTCCCCATGCAGGAGAATAGTTTCTACCTGTTATATCATAACCAAGACCTACAAAGTCAGGACCTACAGATGCTTGGACATCATTAGGATTGGGTTTCTTACCATAGTTGTCATCAGGCTGTTGGTCTAAAACCATTCCTCCTTGCTCATACTTATTTAACCATCCTCCATTTTTCATGGTGTTATCCTTTCCACATATGTGACACACATTCATATCTTTTCCACTAGAGCTTGCTTTACTCCAGGAATGTCCACATGTGCATTTAATATTATTATTCATTATTTATAAGAGATTTGAGCAGGTGCAACAATGAATTGAGAAACTATATGAGCTTCAGAGCTGTTATCAAGTATATGTCTCACTTTGAGATCTTTAGCTCTCAATGGTTCTTTTTTAAATGATCTTTTTCCATAATCCATATTTGTTTGATTTACAAGCTTATCAACTGATAATGATTCACAACTTGTAATAAACAAAGGTATGGATTTGTTTTTAACAAGACTCCAAAATGTATTGTATTGATAGAAGTTATCACTCTTTGTATACATAATGGTTTTACTATTAGTATTGTATATAGGGTATGTTAAATATGCACTTAGGTTGTTAATAGGCTTTGGTACCAATTCTAATACACCTGTGGACTGTTGCCCATTGTATAAAACAGCTTTGTTAAACCATTGATTATCAACTTGTATCTGAGCATTGTCATTAAATACACCATCTACAAGAGGTAGATAGTTATACACTTTACTGTAGTCTTTTATGTTTTGAAGAATCTCATCATAGCTTTGGTAGCTAAAAGGATATTCAATTATGTATGGTTCTATATTACCATAGAACTTATTATAATTTAATGTGTCTGTTAAGTGTCTCCAAATAGAGCCTGTGTTACATGTTGTATATGTCAAAGCTGCAAGTTCTTCTATAGTAGCAGTACCAATTAAAACTTCTATAAAGATACCATTGCATTTGCCTGCAGATGTTATAATAACACTATCAATAGCATCATCAACGCTAACAGTATAACCATCAATTAAGTTTTGCTTGGTTATATTAGTGCCTAGAACATTACCTTCATTATCAGTGATATTGAAGGGTCCAGTTCTACCACCTGAGCACGTTAATCTTATTATTACTATTTTAGACATATATTAATCAATTACGATGTTGCTGCAGCTGTACCAGCTAAATTACATTGTGGTGCTGCAGTAGTTGTTGTTGTAGTTGTACTTGTGCTTGTGCTAGTAGTAGTAGTGGTTGTAGGGGTACAAGATTCTATACTTAATATTACACCAGATGGATCAATTGTATATGGATTACCATTAATACTAGTATAGTATGTACCTGGAGGATCTCCAAATGTAAACTCTGTAGTTAAACATTGATCATTATATAATTGTGTTCCCACAGTAATAGGTAACGAAGTTACATATAGTGGAGCAAAAAAAGTACCCTCACAAGTACCAAAAGGACCAAAAAGAGTTAAACTAATACCATTACATTCAACTTCAATACCAACGCAACCAACATTAACTGCTGTTCCTTCTAATATACATAGGTTTACTGCTGTTCCTTCTAATGCACATATATCTACTGCTGTACCAGACAAGTTACAATAGTATATTACTGTTGTTGTAGTGGTAGTGGTAGGAGAAGGAATCTCTGTAACAGCTATTGCTGAGATATCACAACTTTCATTTAATCCAGAATAGAAGAAATTGTTTTCTCCTATGTAGAAGTTAGGCAGGTATGTATGGAAACTCACCCAGCTTTTAGTATTGAAGTTAAATGAAGCAGTCCATGATTTATTACAGAAGTATTCTAAGTCTGTTACAGCTACAAATCTTTTTACTGATGTATTACCAGCAGTTGGTTGATTTACATAAAACTCTTTAGCCACCTCATCATAGAATATTTCCTTACCTGGTTGAGGGATATAGTCTAACTTAGTAATAATTACTCTATCAAACTTACTATCAAACACACCATGTAAACCAATATTCTTGAAGTTGTTATCTATATCAACATTTGGGAAGTATCTTAATATTTCAAATGATAAATGGTCTGTAAAGAATCTGTTTAGACCAGAACCAAAGCCTGATATATCTGTTGCTTGGGTACCAGTGATTAAGAATATTTGTCCTCTCTTAGCATCTACAGTTACTTGACCTTGTGGTATTCTAAGCAACATTTTGTTTTGACATCCTACATAACCAAGATCTGTTTCAGCAAAGTCAATAGGGGGTGCATTACCAAATAACTCACCACCTCCTAAATATGCAGATTGAGGATTGCTTGTATCTATTGTTAACAAGTTATTGTATAACAATGTCTTATTCTCAAATCTAGCTAATGTTGCTCTGTTCTGTATACCATCTAATGATACTAAGTTACCATAGTTTTGAGGGAAGTCAAAGAAGCTTGCTGGACGATATATCAACCAGCTATTTATTCTATTATCAGAATAGCTTTCTTGTCTGTCAGAGTATATTGCTCTAAATGGAAAATATGTGTAACATAATTGTTGCACCCAATCTGTAGGCAAATGAGAGAAGAAGTTCTCTACGTTTTGCTTAGTAAATGTTGTATTGTAGTAGTACGTATTGTCAAATGCAATAGGTACTCTGTTCTCTTGGAACCATTGGTCAGGAATACCTGAACTCACGTGTGGATAGTAATCACCTTCTAAGTTATTAAATGCTTGACGTAAGTCTACATTAATAGAAGACTCTACATAATAATAAGGAACTCCATAAGCAAATAGATACATCTTACCATCATAAACATAATTAAATGTTCCTGGTGCAGTGGTACCAATAGGAGGAGTTGTAGATGTAGTGGTTGTACTAGTTGATGTATTATCTACAATGTCATCATTAGGACAGTCAAGGTAATGAGCTTTCACTGATATGATGTTCTTCATTAATGTAGATCCTACATAATAGTCATACAATACAGATCTTGCTGAGTACCAGTATTCTGGATAGGCTATATTACCTATCTCATCATAATAGATATCACTATCATCAGGAGCCTTAACTCTATTATCAATAAAGAATGGAAGCTTAGTTTTGAAACCAAACTTACTAATAAATGTGTCACCACCAAATACCACCTCAACACCACTTGCTGGTAGAGAATTAAATATTCTTTGGAATCCTGTATCAATTGTTTGATAGGAATATATCTGTCCCCACTGTCCATTGTTGATTGTCTTGATTGAACCATAATATGAAACAACCTTTATATCTTGTTGAAATTCAGGGGTTCCACAGTTCCCTGATTCTCCAAGTGTAAATCTAGAATTATCAGAGATTTGACTCACACCTGCTACAACAAGGTTTGGTGTTTTATTAGGATATGGTAAAGCTGGTACAGATCCCACTCCAGTTCTTGTTTCAATACTTTTGGTATATACTGATGATTCTCTGTTCCAGTTATTAAGATCATAATCATCTCCCACAGATTGAACACCTGGGAATACATATTGAGATCTATCAAGTTGTCTTTGTTTAATACCTAGCGTACCAGTTAGAGGATTAGTAGCAGAATTCTGTATAGCTTCACTATAGTCATAGCTAGATATAGAATTAAAAGAATATGCAAAGTTTCTTCTACTAACTCCATTCACATATATCTGTAAGTAAGATTGATATGCTGTGAACATGGCAGTGGCATTGAACCCACCTAGATCAGCAATTGCTCTACTAGAATTCAAGGCATCTATCTGTGCTTGTTTAGTAAGAAGCTTGTACATTGCGTGCTCCTTCACTTGTACAAAGTGAGCTCTACCAGCTCCAAATAACACACTCTCCAACTTAAGAACATTACCTAATGTAGGTTGTCCAAAAGAAGTTTCTGGTGAATTAAATACTTGTCTGTATGGTGACTCATTATTATTAAATCCATCTAACTGAGCAGGATAACATTCAGTATTTTTATTGTTATTATTAGCAACTATTGTGTATCCTGTGCAACCACTAACACGTACAGGAACAGTAGAAGAATTTACTGTAATTGACGTACCTTTTTGTACAGTGATATTTGTCAAAGATTGAGTGATAGGGTCTGTATAGCTAAATGCAGGTGGACCACCAGCACAAGCAAGTGGAACAGTAATTGTGTAAGCTGTAGCTGTAACATTTGTAAATGTAGCAGCTCCACTATTTACAACAGGAAGTGTAATAGAACATATCTGAGTTGTTGCTGTTGTAAAAGCAAAAATTGCTGTCTGTCCAGTGTTGCAATCTGTATATTGTAAATTACCATTAATAGTTGCTGTCACTTTGAATGTATCACATTGAGAATTGTATGCGTTGCTTTTCTCAAGTAAGAAAGGATCTTCGTTAAGATCATTATAAGGATAGTTTGGATAGTAGTAAGGAGTTCCTTCTCTATCATATTTACCCACGTTTCTAAGGATGCCCTTAGCAATAATAGATTTATTTGTACTTCTATTACCTCTCACTATCTTAAATCCAACAATAGAGGCTTTCTCTGCAGCTGTTAAACTAGATGCTTGGATGAGAAATATTACTTGTTGTACATCTATCTTTACACCAATTGGATATACAGCACTAGCTGATTGCATTGTTGGTTGTATCTGTCCACCAGAATATATAATAGGAGCACTCTCAAAGTGAGGACTTACAAGTACATCAGGAAATTTATGATGTCTAATTGGTTCATTAGCAAGGTCTCCCCATACATCCACATTACATGGATACAGATCTGTAGATTCCCAATATGCAAAGTCTCCAGATTGATATGGGTATGCATCTCCTATCTTTTCAGCATCTGTTGTAGGAACAGGATATGTAGCTGTTACACTAGCTGTATTATATATTTTCCAATAAGGAGCACTAGTTCCTTCTCCAATAAAGTCATTGTTAGTATTTGGTACAACAATTAAATCATTAGATGTTGATGCTCTACCAGGAATATGGAAACCATCTGTTTGTTTACCATTGTCTAATAAAAAGACTATCTCAAATGCATATACCTCATCTCTTAAATAACCTCTAAGATTGGCAGTGTAGAAGCCATCAGCATACGTATTGTTAGCTGGTAGCTTATATGTCTCCCATTGAAGTTGAATTTGATTAGCAATACCTTGATAGTTAATTCTATCAATAGATGTGAGGTTATCCCATACAATAACATCCTGTACGTTTGTAACATCTTGAGCAATATCATAATAAGCAAACTTCTCAAGTATGTCATTAAGACTCAAAGGAATTTGAGTTATGTTCTGACCTGTATAAGTGATTGTTCTAGACTTATCTTGTATATTGTAAGTTCCTACAAGTTCTACAGTTGTGCCATTATTTATTGTTTTAATGACAGCCAAGTTAAAGTATTGGAAGTATCCTGTAATATCTATGTCACTGATACTCAACACAATAGAGTTTCCTACAGAGTATTGAAAGTCAGGTGTTGTTATCTCTGTGTTTGCAATAGATACAGGATTAGTAATTGAGTAGTATGATGTATATGCATCTCCTGATGCATTACAATATTGAATAGCAAATTGATAAGCTCCTGCTTTTAAATCTCCACCTACAACAATATCAGTAACATCTAAGTTAGGAATTGTGAAGTTAGGTTGCACCTTTAACTTATTACAGTCTAACGTTGCTTCAATATCTGGATCACAATTTTGATCACCTGTAAATATGGTGATGTATGGAATTGAATCAATATTAATATATCTTCTTGGATTAAGACCATCTGTCCAATAGACCTCAGTGGTACAGTTTGTAATCTTATGTACAGCTTTATGAATAGGATAGTTGATGTCAAAGTTCAAACATGGAGAATTTGCACAAACTGTTAATTCTGTATCAGGGATTGGAGTACATAATAAATGATATACACAGTCATTGTTATTCATATACCCTATCTCACTTCCTCCTGTTTCAGGATTAGCTAAGAAGAAGATGTGTTTATTTTTCTCTTGAATGAAGTGTGTACCAATAAGTTGGTAGCCTTCAGGAAAATCTAAACAAGCTTCATTTGAAGGTTCATTCTGATAGTTTACAGAATTAGAGTCAAAGTTCTCTAATGCTGCGTTTAGGGCATAAGAAAGTTTCCCCTTCTGTATTTGATTTACAGAAGAGTCCATGTCTAGTCCCACTCTACCAAGATTAAATTCTTGTCTTACACTAGAGGTGCCTTGATTATCTGTTCCATCCATGTCCATATCTTGAGCTTCTGTTTGGTAATTCATATTGTGCAAAACGTTGTAAGTCATTTCTTACACGTCTTTGCTTAGTCCATGCATCCTGTTTCTTAATCTCAATCATTGCCATTATAAAAGCCTCATCATGTAATGCTTTATAGTAAATTAACTTCTGTTGTATTTGTTGGAATGTTTCATCAGTTAGCTGATTAGACAATGTTTCAAACACTTTATATTTAAGGAATGCCTCAACAAACTCTCTAATACGATAGTTGTCTGGAATCATTTGATTACCAACACAATCATACTCTGTAGCATAGAATATTAAATGCACCACTCCATTTCTGAAGTTGGTAACAAACTTATTATCTCTAATATCAAAGCTATCATAACCAGCAGATCCTGGAGTAAATTCTCTAATAGGAGGAGCAGTTTGATAAAACTCCCAAGCATTTGTATAAGTTACATCACAGTTTTGTCTTGCAGAAATGTTACCTGGTTTTAATAAGTATTCATGTGTGAAAGCTCTTGTTCCTTGTTGATTAGTTTTATATACAGCAGGAATGATTACAGGTAGACAACTACCATCACATTGAGGATTGATACAACCATGATCATGTTGACAATCTACACAAGGAGTACCACCCACTGTTACAGGAGTTACCTGTATTGTGGTTTGTGAAACTGCTTGAGAGTAGAATGAATTGGCTGTTTGATATGGATAGCCAGCTGTTGATGTACACATCCAAGCTTCTCTTACAGCGTAAAAGTTATCTGGGAGTCTAGCTTCAAAGTCTTCTACATATAACACCTCTTCACTAATAACATAAGTTGCCCTACCTAACTTCTTAAGACATTTGTCTAAGTAGGTGGGAAACAATAAATCATCCACTGCTCCTGTGTCAAAATAAGACTTTAACTCTTCCTTAACAGTTGAATAAACTGGATCAGGAGAGACAAAGTTATACTTGTAATAATATGACATGTTATTTTATTTTTTCCACTCACAGTAAATGTTTTGGTATTTACTGTCAGTTTTTATGTAATGGGATAGTAATCTAGATGTTGTACGAGAGGGCTTGAAATACCAGAGGTCTATGTTTCTTATTCTTGTAGATTCTTTGAACCACATCCAACCAAAGAAAAACCCTTCTGTATGATAGTTGAAATTGTATATGCGTTTACCTTTCTCCTTAGTCTTTTTCCAATCTATAGGTAAGTTAACTACTTCTTTACCATCAACAGTTTTTAGTTTTCTCCTTTTCTTTTTGTTGATGGAAAACTCTCCAAAGCCAAAAGGAAGTCTTGCTTTCTCTCCTGTTTCTAGAATGTAGTTTTTAAAATACTCATTGTATGAGTATATGATATTCTTCCACTGATCAAATGTAATTTTTAAAGTGGGATTCTTATTGCAAAAATTATTGTAGTTTTCTTTACTAGAACTTCTCCAATCTATCTTTGTACGCATTAGTTGCTTGGTTTTACAGCATTTGGTGCCTGCCCATCTGCACCATCGTCAGATATATCTGTTTTAAGTCTAAAGTAAGTAGATAACAACTTTTGAGAAGTGAGCTCTAACACTTGCTTCTCTAAATATCCAGGACATCCATATTCCTTATCTAAAGGATTCATACAGACTTCTTCTATAGGATATACTATACTACCACAGCCACACTCAGGGAACATTATTTCATTAGGTACATCTTCTTCAAAGAAAGCAGATATTCTTGTTGCCTTTAATAATGGATTGTTAATATATAAATAGCCACCATTAGCTATCCAATAGTATTGTTCATTCTTTATAATAGGAAGTTTCAATAAGTTTAAATACCTATTGATTGTAATCTCTTTAAATCTTTTACCTTGACCACCCATAGCGTTGATAGAATATACACCCTGAATTACATATTGATAGTTTCCTTCAGATATGCGAGGAAGTTTATATCTGCTTCTTGCTACATTGCATGGATCTACAAATTCACAACATTCAGAAATAGGAACCTCTACCATCTCTAAACAAGGGATGGTAGTAAATAAAGTATCAGTGGCCCAAAGCTTTCTAAGATTTGTTTCACGCTTAACCAATAACTGTGTGTTGTTCTTAATCTCAGATGCCACCACCCTATCAGTGATAAGGTTATCTGTGGATAGCAACTTGTGCATTCCACGTACATCTGAAACTAATTTCCTTAATGTTGCCATTATAAATACTGTTTGAATATATTTGTCATTCCATCAGTCTCATCTATCAAGAATGCTGTCACTTCTGCTTTAGACATTACGTGACCATTCTTATCATCCCAAAGACTCTTTGCATTTGAGAATGCTGGAATTTGGTAAAATTTAATACCATTAAAATCATGACTCACCTCGTGGTGTTTGTCTCCTGTAAATATATAGAAGTTATCATAATCAGACCAGTTGTTCTTAAACTCAATTGGAAATATACCAGCAAGCTTTACAGGCTTAATAGCATCTCCATGGTTAAACATCATTGCTGTATTACCATATCCTATGTATTTTCTATATTTAGGGCTGATGTTAAAGTCAGCTCTTTCTTCTTTTCTAAAATACGTTTGTAACCAATTAACCATATGCCATCCTACAAACTCATCATGATTACCAGCTACATACACTACGTTAACATTTTTAGCATATTGTAATAACATTGTAATTACAAATATTTCATGATTACATATCTTAAGAAATCCTTCATGATATGTACCTATGTTAGTTTGAGGAGTTCCTTTTGTAGTGTTGTTAGTATGCTCACTGTTAAACTCATCTGAACCAATTATGTAAGTGATGTGATCTAGATTGTTAGATAGTTGAGCTTGAGTTAAAATAAGTTCTGTTTTAAACATCATTCTAGCAAACCTTTCTTCTATATCATTATTTCCATCTATGTCAAACTTATTCAAATGTGAGTCTTGTTTATTAATAACTAAACAAGCATGTTGCTTAGTTGGAACAAACTTAGGACTTATAACTGCTTGACTTACAGGCTCATATGAAGCTAAAAAGTCTACAAAACTATCTTGAAAAACTTGCTCTGTAGACTTCTTTCCTAACCATGCTTTGACTTGCCAATGAGGATTTCCACCATTCCCCCAGAAGTTCTGTACATATTTAGTTATTTCCCATTTCTCTGTATCTATCTTACACTTATTAATTAACTCATCTAAGCTCTTTACTTCTTCGCTAAAATTAGCTACCACCTCTCCTGTACCCTTTACAAGGTCTTCTGTAAACTTAACAACCCTATCTTCTAAGTCTGTTATATAGTTTCCAATCTCTGCATTTTCTTGAGCCACCTCTTCATTTCTTAGTTCTTTTAGTAAATCATCAACCTCTAATTCTGTAATTCCAAGCTTATCAGCGTAGAACTTCTTGCTCTTTTTCCAATGTAGAATGTCTTCTAACTGTTGTAGTAAGGGTTGGTTTTCAGGCATATGTAGCTAAGTTTAATTAAAATTAGCGTAAAGATAGGAACTATTTCTGATATACCCAAAAATTTACTAACTAATTTAATTATATAGAATAACTTTTTTTGTTAGAGTTAAAACAAAAACCCCCAGCCTAGAAAGGCCAGGGGGTACTCTGTAAACCAACAAACAGGGTTTTTGATATATTAAGTGTTAATCTATTAACAGCTTACATAGTTTGTAAGTTCTCCATTAACATCTACTTCCACTGCATAATCAGTACCACTTCTGGTTAATTTTCTCCATCCCACTGAACCAACAAATGGTGTTGTCAAACTTGGACTATCATAGAAAATCATTGTTACAATAGGAACAGTATATCCAGGTAAAGCATAAACAAGACTTGTTGTAGTTGAACCACTACAAGCACTAGCAGAACTACCTGTAGCTGAGTTATCAATTGTATATTCCACAGGTCCTGCTACAGTAGTTGTTGTAGTTGTTGTACTAGTACTAGTAGATGTGGTAGATGTAGTTGTTGTGGTGGTTCCTCCAGAAATAAGCATGTCAAGAGAGTTGGTACATGTTGCCAAAGAGGTCACTCTAATAATAGTAGCTCCATCAGGTACACCTGTTAGGGTGTATCCTGCTTGTAAGGCTGCTTTTGATATACCAGAAGCTAAGGGTGTAGTGTATCCATCTGCATCTGAATAGATGTCAAATGGGCCTGTATCTGCCCCAGCTAGGGTTAATGTTACTAAGACTGTCATTTTTTAAATTGATTTTGATTGGTTATGGACATTGATTCAATAAATTACAAAGAGCAGTTTGTAATTGTACACTATTTCCAATAGCAGTTAAGATTGTTTGGGCTAATAGTGTTGGATCTAAATCAGCGTCTATCTTTTGGAGAGCCACTGTTAAGTTATCATTTGTTTCTATACCTGTATTAGGAAGATTAGGGCCTGTGTATTTTATATTGTTTGTACCAATACAATAGACAGGACCTGCAGTTTGTCCTTCTGGGGTATAACATGGATTATAAATATTAACCATTTTTTTCTATTAAGGGATGTACATTATATAATATGCAGCAATTACAGGTTGTATGTTTAAATGAGCTCCATCATTACCTGTAGGGTCAACTGTTATAGCCACATTATTAGGAGCATTGGAAGTCACTGTAATTCCAGTGGTAGCTGTTGTTGTTTGAACATTAAAAGGGCTTCTGTTTACAATACCAATATTACCAGCACTATCCCAACCTTCTGGTGAATTGCCAAGATAATGACTATGACCAGGGTCGTTCAATGTAACAGTTGCTGTACCTAAAGCATTATGTGAGTGGGCTGGCAATTGTGAAGGAATAAGCACTATTGTGTTTGCTCCTGCTGTACCAGATAAAGCATAGTTAGGGTTGCCAGCAAAAACAGGATTAACAGCAGCATCAAGACCAATTCCTACAGGAGGTACACTAGCAATAGCTCCTACAGCAACACGTCCTCTTTTATCAGGAGTGCCATTTAAGCCATTGCATAGATACACCTTATTGAAACCATTTGCTGGAATACCAGCACCTGTTCCATCAAAGTCAGTCAATGACCCATAATATTCATATGCTACAAAAGGAACCATCTTTGAAGACTGCTGGGTAGAACCACCTGCTTGACTAGCTAAATAAGCAGCAATTAAAGCATCTAGGTCTGCAAGCTTAACATAGTTTGTATCTAAGTCTAAAGTAAGAGCAGCTAAGTTAGCTTCAACTATACAAAGCTTTGTTATAACAGCTTGTAATACAGCATGTGTATCACTAGAGTCTGTTACACCACTTAGACAGTCTACATCATAATCAGCATTCAATATAGCAATTTCAGCTTCTACAGCATCAACTTGTACTTGTAAATCACAAGCAGCTCTTACTAAAGCAGACAACACCTCAACTAAGTTAGGTGTTCCTACTGGTAAGTATTGATCTACTAGTTCACAATAATAAGCAGGATTGATAGTTATGTCAATACCTGTTCCATCTAAGAAGGAAACAACAGTATCAATTAATATATTCTCTACAGTGAGCAATGAGTCTCCTGTTGTAATACCCAATGCTTCAGAGCCAATACCTGTATATCTAACACATTGATCAGATACAATCTCTACACAGCCATTATAACAGGCATCACAAGGTCTTATTGTTGTAATGGTAGAAGTGGTACTTGTAGTAGTAGTAGTAGTGGTATCTTCTGGCATTTTATAATTTATTTATGAATTAAAATTTTAACTCTACTAGCTATTCTTTGTACAGAGAAATGGTTGGCATAGTCTGGATTACAATACTTGTATGTTAGTATTCTTTTGTAATTCAACAACTCACCAATTGGACTACACGCAAGGCTATAGTTCATAGAGAATATGATATTGTTATATTGAATCTTAGCTAACTCAGTTAGCTTATAGTCAATATCTTGAAGCAAGACAGGGATGCTTGCACATTCTATACAGTTAGTTAATCTTGGCTGCAACATATTTAATAAGGTTTGTAGCTTGTTTAACAGCAGCATTGCATGCTGAACATAAGCCATTAATCAATTGACATCCACAACCAAATTTAGCTCCACAGTTTCTACAGTTTGCCATATTAATAAAAGTTAATGATGTAATTATTTCCAGAACAACCACAGTTGCTCCTAATAAAATTGTTTAACATATTATTTGCTTGCATATAAAGCTTATTAGCAGTATCTATAGCACAGTTGTTTGCAGCAGCTATTGAACCTGATATCATATAATAGATGCTAGTCAATGCCACTTTTGATTGTGTTTTGATAGCAAGATCACATTCCATTAAATCAAGTTTCATAAAAGCATTATCAAACTTCTCTTGTATAAGCTCAGTACGCATGATGTTTCTTTCTACATGATACGTAATAGCAGGTGCCACTGTATACCTTAGATAGTATATACCATCTGGTAGAGGAATTAATGGTTCACCTACAAGACTAAGTCCTAAAGATGTAGAATTGAATATATTAAAGTCATTTGGAACAAATGGTAAAGATACCACTCCAAAATTGGGTACTGTTATTTCTATTGTAGGGGAGCTCACAACAGGAGGATCTGTGTCATATGTTGAAGCGTCAGCAATACCTAGTGTTAAGGTATTGTAAGTTGGTATTACCAATATATCTAAGACCATGTTATTTAAAATAAAAATGCCAGAGGATTTGAGAATATCCTCTCACCCTCTGGCATAGGTTAATATGATAACTACCTTACTATTAAGGAATTAAAGTAGTTGTTGTTGAAGTACTAGGCCATACAGTTGTAGTGGTAGACGTTGTTGTAATACAAGCGTTATCACTAGCAACAGTTCCTAAAGCAGCTTCTAATATAGCTTCAATTGCAGCACTTAAGCTCTGAGGACTAGCTATAATTACAGTGCTATCTTCCATAATGTAATCACCCCATTGATAAGCTGACTTGTCATACTCGTTAAACTTGATGTAGTAGGTATCATAGGTAGTACCATCTGTTACCCAACTTTCAAAGTTTTCATTATAACCAGCCATTCTGTAAAGATGCTTTAAGTAACCAGCTTGGTAGCTATAGAAATTCTTTTCTAATTGTTGAATTTCTGCAGAAGTACCTAGAGGGTAGCTAGAGCGTTGAGTGATAACAGGTTCAGCAACAAAGTTACATCTGTCAGCCACAATAAAGTCAGCAGTAGTTGCAGGACCAGAATACACAAATGTGCGGAAGTAAAATCTGTCATACTCCCAAGGGAATGCAGCAACGTCACATGGTTGACCATATTGAGTTAGAGGCTTACCAGAGATAACTAATTTAGCACTTGCATCATTACCAACTCTTTGGAATTGATAGAAAGTGTTAAAGCTAATGTTGTCTGGGTTATCACCAGGAGCTTGTTGTGTTAACTTGATGATAAATTGATCAATTAATGCAGGAACGTCTACATCAGTGCAAGGATCACCACCACAATCACAACATGGAGCTTGTACAGTTACACTACGAGTGAAACCATTGAAGTATAATGTGTCAACGTAAGAAGAGTGACCACGTAACGTTAATGTTACGATCTCACCACATTTTACTGTCCAATCACCAACTTCAGTTACTTGGTTAGCTACTGTAGCACATCCTGTAACTTTGTACCATTCTGTTACATTAGATTTGCAAGAAGAACCTGAAGGACATCCAGAAATTTTATCTGAACGCTTAGATCCTTGTAAATAAGTGTTTACTCTACCTTGAGCTGCATAAAAATAGGGGGATGCTGCAATGTTACCAGCGTTAGCCACTGTATAATCACTACGAAACAATCCAAATTGACCAGCTGTTAAATCTTGTGTTGAGCCAGAGCTAGGTAAAGTATTGCCTACTGGTACAACAAAGAGCGTGGTTAGGGAAAAATCTGCCATTTTGTTTTATTTTAAATTGTAAAAAATTACTCGTTTGTTTGTATTCTATATATAGAGCTTTGAACAGCAGATTGATTTTCTGTGTACATTGCTAAATTTTGTACTGTAAGATCTAGTAACTCATCTTCAAGATAGGTTTCTAGTTCACAAGGAGAATCAATTGAATTTGTGCCATCAAATCTAACGTACCCAACTTTATCTATGTATTGTGGGTAACGCATATATGAAATGTATATATTAGTTGGTGTAAAAGTACCATCTGTAAATATAGAGATTTCATCAGAAGATAAGGAATTGAACGTTTCTTGATATTCAAAAGATGGTCTATAGTGAGTGTTAGTTAAACAAAACTGTAGATCACCATGTTTAGCAAGATCTCTATTAATCCAAATCTTTCTATCTGTACACACTCCCTTGTCTGCCAATACATAACTATCAATATAGAACATGTATTTAGGAGTGAGTAAATGTATGTTTGCAGACCATTGATTTAATTCAGCGTTCTTAATTGTTAAGTTAAGAGGCTGATGGTTATAGGTCAACACCAGACTTTGTAGGTCTTCATAACGCTTTTTAAAAGAGTCTAGACCCATTCCTGATACAGTACTAAAACCATCAACCTTTTGCTTTATAAGTTTTATCTGAGCTTCATTCAACGCTAGAATTTTATCTTCTAGGTTGATTTGTTGATGTTCATTTGTTGATAGTTTATTTAGTTTCTGATCAATTTTGTATAATAAACTATCTACAGGGATCATAATGCAGCTATTTTTTTACCTTTTAATTTACCTTCTAAAATCAATAATTGATCTTGATTATCATCATCTGCTAAGAACTTAACTAAATCATCTTCATCCTTAGCTATTTCAAACTCACCTTCATAGATCTTACCATTTGGTTTAGCTCTATATACTGAGTGAGCAACTGCTTGTTTAACCAAGTCTTTAATATGGAGTAAGTTTTCCTTCATGTCTGCAAATCTGTTAAACACCTCAATTGGACTTAACCCTTGATATTTGCCATTCTTGAATTCTGTTTGTTTTAATAGGTTATCCACCTGATTGTATACAGATTCTTCTTTTGAATCATCTGATATTGGAAGACCAAGTAGACGAGCTACCTTCTTCTTCTTGTCAGGAGTCATATCATCAAACTTGATGATTGCTTTATTAATAAGTTGTTTCTTTTTAAAGATCACTTTACTTTCAATCTCATCATCAGCAACATAGTATTGAACGTCTGCTGGATATTCACCACGCTCCCAAGCTTGATAGCTAGAAGCAATTGTTGGATGAACTCTTAACCATGAGAATGCTAATTCTTGTAATGGAATACTTAAGTCATAATAATTATCACCATCTGACAATTTAACTGGTTGTACGTGCAGAGAGTCATCAACAGAAGTTGATAAGCCATAATTCCAGAACTGAGCACGAGGATTTAAATCAACGTTCAAAGCATCTTCAAGCTTTTGTTTTAATTCTGTTACTCTTTCAATCTCCATCTCTCTTTCAAGAGGATCAGAGATTCTTCTGATGTAAGCAGCTTTAGGATCTAACCCTGTTCTGTACTGACCATCTAACTCTTTGTAAGGATACTTAAATACACCTGTACCAGGGATTCTTGTGTAACCTTTCATTGCAAGTCCACCTTGCATTGTCTGCAATTGTGAATTATTGTACTCTTTCTTAATAGTAGAGATTTTTCCTATCTTACCCAT